AGGCTGCGTGGGTCGTGTTGCTCAGGGGCTTTGGTCATGTCGTTCTCCGGCGCTAAGGCATTCAGGCCTTTGTCAGTCAAACGCACATTGTAATACTTCGTTGGTTCTTGACCACGATTATTGGCGAAGTCCACCAGCCCCAGACGATAAAGCACCGGCACGCTGGGTGCGTTGATCGGGTCAAACGTACGAAACCATTGGCCGCGCTTAACCGCGCCAGTTCCGCTTGCATATCTGGAAAATAATATTTCCTGGTCCGCGCTTGCTGGCCTCAATGCATGGGCCGAAAACAGCATCTTCAACCAATACAATTCGCCCATCCTGGATTTGTATCTGCCCTTTTTGCAGGCAGCTTGTTACCGTGCGGTTAATTTGTTCAATCGAAAGGCTGGTAAGCCGTGATATTTCAGCCTTAGTTAGCGGACCGTTCCCGGATAAAGCGTTAAATATGCGATCGCGAATAGTAGGCATCTGGGTCATATAATTATTCCCCCAGATCACAGTAAATTGTGCGCACCCCCACTTCGGAAGCGTTGACAGGGGTTGCTTTGGCTATACCTGTAAAGACGATGGTAAATATCCAAATATAAAAGGCCGCCATCGCCAGCTTGAATACTGTGTGCATATTGGCTCCGATGATTGATTGATATTGAAGGCCACTGAAAGCATGTGGCCTGAAAACATTCTTGCTCTTTCGTATCTAAAAATCAATATTTATTAGAGCAATAATATTAAATTTTTAAAAAAGGACACAACCAACGCCCTCACAGTGAGTTGTGACACTGTAACCATTAGCGCACATAGATGATCCCACCGTTTTCTTTTTCCCATGCGTCAGTTCGTGCATAACATACATCCAGAACAGATTTTGCCTCTTCCGACGTGAGATTATGGTTTGCTACAAGCTGTCCATGTCGGCGTGTTACGACGTCAAATAATGTATGGAGATCGTTATCTGCCAGTTTGGCTATCAATTCCTCCGGGAGCGGAAGCCCTGCATCAGCCAGATTCACTTCTTGCGCCCATTCTGCACGACGTACTAACTCCGGGCGCCGGCTTTCCATTTCCCGACAAATTAATTCATGGAAAAATTCAATCCATCCCTCCGGCTGAAACTCTTCAAATATGCGTATAGGCTGGAAATTCGGCATCAACCATTCGTTTATGCGGATATCAATGGCAAACCCCATGTCACAGCAGAACTGGTAGGCAAAGTCCAGTTTTGTAACAATATATGGGCGCTCATTATTGAATTGCTTAGGCGATGATATTCCGTATGCCAGCAGCCGAGGGTAGAAATGAATCGGCCCCAGGGTCGGATGCTCTTTAGTCGAGGTGAACTGGCGTTGAGTAATGCCGTACATCTCTTTTTGCAGGGTGGCATACTTGGTCGTTTCTTCCACCAGCCTGGTCGTTTCTGTTTTTTGTCTGGCGTACGCTACACGCGCATCGCTCAGGTCTTTCGTTAATTTGACGATTTTCTGGTTAAGATCCGATACCTGTTTACGCAAATCTTGCCGCTCTCGCTTGGCTTTGGCGTAGCGTTTTTCAAGGTTTAATGGATCTAGGGCCATAACCTCTTTGTAACTCTTGTGCAGGGTCTGGATTTGCTGATTACGGAGTTCAACCATTGCTGTGACTTCATTTAGCTTGGTTTCCATTTCCACGCACAGTAGTTCGGCACGGTCGGCGCGCTGCATAGCATCCTGCACAGCCTCTTCTACCTCATCCTGTTTCTGCCGCTCATGCTGTTTTAGCAAAATTTGAAGCTCAGTAAGCTCTGTATTTTTCCCGTGTAACTGTTCCTGAAGGTCTTCGAGCGTTTCAACCAGCGAATTGTGCTCGTCAGCTTCGTTATTGTAGACGTCCACTGCCTGCGCCAGCAGCATTTCAGCAGACTCTATGGCATTGTCGAAGAAGCGGTTTGTCAGGTCATCACAGGTAACGCGGCGTTGGGCCGCTCGTATATTCTGCACTACAGCCGGGACGCCGGCTTCCAGCACATCGGTAACACAAGTAGTCATGATTGATTGGTGTTTTGCAGGAGATGTCATGTTCAGATTTCCGTTTTGGCTTCTTCTTCAGTCATTTTTCCCAGGTAAGCAGGCGGGAGGACGGCACAATCGGTATCCAACCCCTCCCCCAGCGAGGCTTGTAAGATTCGGGCAGGTGTAAGCCGTTTATTCCGGTAGCGGGTGATAACGTATTTGATCCCGCCGTTAGGAATGGCAAATGCAATCAACCAGTAGTGGTATTTACGCTTGAACAGTCTCATGGTGCTTTCGCCTTTGCTCTAATAAAAAACATGGTGATGATACACCATGTTTTAAAGAATTAAAATTATTAGAGCAATTTAATCTAACTCACATTCATGAATCAGTCCGGCCACTGGCTGCGCCCCCGGAATCCACGGTTCTGTCACCTGCTGCGGGCGAGGTCGCCCATGAAAAGAAACAATCCGGCAATCAGCGGGCAAGCGGCCATTCCCGCGTGAGTAACGTGGATTTGCATACTTGCTTCCCGGCATAGCCACATCAACTTTGTAGCTTTTAAACCAGCCAGGGTAGAGATCCTGAAATGTTGCTATGCCGTCACCCATGACCTTACGTAAAAAGCCCTGATCACCCCAATACTCTGTTGTGGTGCAACTGGTAATCCAGCCAGACGAATCCCGCCAGAAAGCGGACCATATTTTTGCTTTGACCGTATTAGGTATCCACATTACCCCACTGCCAAAACGTCTTGGATGATAAAAATCCCGCAACATCGTAAATTCGGCTGGTGGCGCATCCAGGATAGGGGTTATATCGCCGGTAATGACGGTATCAAGATCCAGAAAGAAGAGATCATCCTCGACGTCAGGGCGGAATAGCTCAATTTTAGCCCACCAGCCCCGGCAGAAATTCCATTTATGAATAAGCGGGATACAGGTTACTCCGGGTATCAGCATGTTTTTAACATCTGTCAGGCAGATTATTTCATACCCTGGCGGTAGCTGGTTTGCCAGCCATTGAACATCTGATGCGCTGAAATCTCCGCCTGAACGAAGTACGAGTGCAATTTTCAAGGTTTTATTCCTGTAGCTGAAGTAGAGTAAGGTTGCCGCTGAATACGGCACCGGTATCAATATAGGTCTGGTTCCAGAACGTGAGCTGTGTGCGTGCCGGGGTGTGTCCAAATATAAAATGGTCAGCGCCGGCGATCGGGCCGCCGATTTTGTCTTGTGCGTCCACTAACCTGTCCCGCTTCCAGATCACATCATGTAGCGATAATTCTTTACCGAACTGATATTCATCTGCCGGGTAGTCTGCGTGCGCTATGACTATCGTTTTTCCGCCAGTACGTAGTTCTATGATGTAAGGAAGCTGGCGCACCAACTCCACCAATGCAATGGCCAGCCGTTCTTTGTCATAGTCGAGTTGGAAAAACCAGGCTCCGCCGTTCACCATCCAGTGGTTAACATTGCCGTTTGGTGATAGTGCATCCAGCATCATCTGTTCGTGGTTGCCGCGAACTGCACGAAACCACGGCATTTGTAGCAACTCCAGACACTCCACGTTTTCGGTTCCGCGATCGATAAGGTCGCCAACGGATATCAGTAGATCTGTTTCTGCGGAGAACCCTACCTCATCGAGGCGATGTATCAGGTTGCTGTAGCAGCCGTGCAGATCTCCCGCCACCCAGATTTTACGGAAACGTCCGCCGTCTATGCGGTGGTAAATGGGACTCATGAATTCTTTAACCACTCTTTCAGGGACATTTTAGGAATGCCGCCCATCTGCCCGCAGGAAACAACGTCGATCTGATCGCGTGCGGACTGGAACAGGAGCGGCAGGTGGCTCAGATTGTTTGGCACACCGCCAGAATGTATGCGTGGTTGTTGTGTTGCATCCACGCCCACCAGCGCGACATGTTTAAATCCCAGATGATACGCAAGATTAAGTGCGCCGTAGGCGCTGTTGCCGCTGGCGATCTCGTTCTGGTTTGTGCAAAGCCCAAATTTTGCCGACCAGCGCCATGCCCACCATTCAGGGGTATTTTTTTGTGCCGGTTCGTTTGAGCGCTCTGCTATACGGTGAAAACACCAGATGCCATCACGTTGCTCTAATTCAGTAATGTCTGGTAGAGCGATACAGTAACGCACACCACGGCGGCGGCGTCCTCTTGCCATGCGCTTGAGGTTCGACGGCGACGGGTCGAGAGTAAAAAAGTATGAGACGCGGTTCAGCCAGTCGACAGCTCCATTTACTGCAATAATTGGCACGCCTCGCGGCGCGACAAAGTTCATTGCACTGGGACCGCTGCCGACGATAATTGCGCGATCGCCGCTTCCAGATTTATTCGCGGGAAACATTGAATTTCACTACTCCTGCTAGCGTTCAGAATGTGTAAATTAGGGTGCCGATCCTGGGTTTTATTGAATTGCTGATGCCATGTACTGACTGAAATTTCTGACGGATTACGCAGCTTATCTGCATGGGGGCCATGCCAGTGAACTCCGTGGGCCAGTGAGCAGTCATACCCCAGAAGAATGACAACTTCAGCGCCCAGCTCCGCCGCCAGGCTGATCGCCATTGCCCCGCTGTTAAATCCCTCCTTTAAATCACAGTAGCGCCGGTATTCCAGCGCATATGATTTAGCGGCGGCGAGGTTAGCCGTAAATTTGCGAAACTGGCCGACGGGGATCTCTTTGCGGTATCTTTTCCACCACGATAGATCCCCGGCGTACAGGGCATAGATATCACTGAAAAGCTGCCAGGAATTGTTTACGGCGATGATTGAGCACCCTGTTTTCTGTACAGTTTCGCAGTCCTCTGCTGTCAGCGATGGACCACTGGCCACACAGAAAATAGTCTTAGTGGGTGCTTTCGTTTTGTTCTGCCAGTTCTTCAGCAATTTCGTCCTCCAGACGGCGGTACATTTCCGTCACAATCCCGTCAACATGGGCGTCAATCTCCGCCTGATTGCGAGGCATTACTGGCGCCTGTGAGGTTTTATTGGTAATGGTCATATTTTCCCCTGCATAAGCAATGTGGCACGGCGTACCGGTTATGTGGTTTTATGATGCCATATTATTCTAATAAATATATTATTTTAAGACATTAAAAACCATTTTTCTCCATTCATGATGTGCTCAATAGACGCTCCTTTACTGAGGCTGGCATATTCCAACAAGGCTGTAATAGCCTCTTCTGCACCATAGGCCAGCGCTACGTAGTATCCCTCCCTCCCTCCACAACTTGTTCATCCATTCAATTTGCTCCGATGTTGGGCCTTTACCGTCTGGCGCTTTGATTTCCATCTTCATGCCGTGATAAATGCCTCTCGGCATATCCAGCGATAAATCCGGATACCCTTTCTTTTGCCCTTCAGCCTTCATTTTCCCGGCTGTTGCTTTCGCCCGCAGGCCGCCATTGGGTGTCGCGTGCAAAAGCTCATAGATATCCGGGTGTTTGCGCTCCATATAGTCAAAAATAATGACCTGTTCGAAGTGCTCAACATTGCCTTTACGGAGATCTGGATTTTTGGCCAGCGCGGCCAGGGCAACAGCATGAGGAGAGGGATCTTTCACAGATGCCAAAGCGAGAAAAGCATCCTCCTTCTTACGTCGCCTCCCGCTTTTCTGGTTACGGGAAGTGGTAAACTGCTTAAATTCCTCTTCGGTAAACCGGAGCATAATTTACTCCAGTTCTGAAGGGCGACGACCGTACTTTCTGGCCATTGCAGCTTGCTCTTCGCGATGCCATGCAGCACAGTCAGCATCACAATAAATGCCGGTACTGATCGGCTCATCGCAATAATGGCATTTCCCGGTATATTCGCGGCTGGTTGAGTGGGCCATCTGCCGAATACCTTCAATAGCCAGTTCCTTTATCGCCTCTTCCATGCTGGCGCTCAGATCAACTTCATCCGCATAATTCGTCATTTAACGCCCTCCCTGGCGAAGATCCCGCGCAGCCCGCAGGCTGGCCATTGGATCGTATTTGTTGCCGTTATCCTTCGGTTCCACCAGCCTTTTGCTACGTCGCTGGCGGTTATAATCTCTTGAAAAGTTCACATCCCGTTCCGGGATATCCCAAACACGCATACTTTATCTCTCGTTCGTTGTCATTATCGGATGAAAAAACGCCAAGTTTTTGGCGTTTTTATATATTAATTAGAACAATTTTAAAAGTCATCTTGCGTGCTGGTAGATTAGGGAGAGGATGTAAATCAGGGTGAAGCTTACACAGAAAGCCTGTGCGCAAAACGTGACAACCTGGCGTAGAGTTGGCTTATCATGGCTGATACGTGCCATACGGTGACGTTGAATAACGAAATCTTTCATGGTCTGATTCCTTTGATTGATTGGTTCTGACCGCGTAAGCGTGCGGCCTCAGAACCAATATACCAGACCATCTAAAAAATACAATTTATTAGAGCAAAATCATTTATCACTCAGTAGCAGCAATGCATTATCAGTGATAATCCGCCCCCACTCGGCATGGGTGCGATCTCGAATAGCGAGAGGTATGCTGTTATCACTAAAATCTACTACTGTTCTCCATTCCCCATCACGTCTATATATCTGAAACCCCTTGTTTACGCCCACCCTACGCACTTCTACTGAAAACGGATCAGCATATTCCTGCAACGTTCGTAGCGTCCCATGCTTAACTGGATAGTAGCGCTTTTTCAATTTTTCCCCTCCCCAGGAACTAAAACCTCCACCTCCAGATCGTAAGACTCAAACGGGTAGTCTGCATCATCAACGTCCGGTGGAACAGGTAACAAGTGCCAGGCAGAATAGATCTGCCCATTATTAAATCTTTCTTGGCTGTATAAGGTCGCGGCCACCAGCGTTAAGGCTGGTCGGTCGAAACGATAAATTTTACGAACATCACGGTCAATCAGACGGCCAAAATTGCCATAACCGCGTTCCAGTAGCAGCTTTTTAATTTCAGGCCAGTACGGTCCATAGCTGCGATAAAGACGAGGACTCTTTAACAGACGCCCGCGTAACCCTTTGAGGAAAAAATCAACATATTCATCTTCGGTTTTCCCTAAAAGCGCAGTTCGTAACAGCGCCTCCAGGTAAGTCTTGTTTGGTTTGATTGTATCAGATAGTGTTGCCATTCGGTTAACCGCCCGGCGCGCCGGGCGCTCCTGTTATGCGTATTGTTGGATAACGGCCAGCACGTCCGCTGCGTTGTGTTTAGTTTCGATGATCCACCAGTTGCCGGGGAAGTCGCTATTCTTGGCTTTCGCTGGCAGCCAGCGCGCTTTGAACTTATCTTTCAACTCGTCTTTGGCGCGGAACAATACGCCTTTCTGACCAGATGCCTCCTGTAGTCCAAACACCTCGCCAGCGGCGAACTTCGGCGCGTACATCATTTTGAGATCGGCGGTCGATACGCGGTAGTTGAGCCCCAGCGCCTGGGCGGTACTAGTGGCGTCGCCCTGCACCGTGGCTATCTCGTCCTGCTGCGCGTTACGCGCGGCGATCTCCTCTTCCGTGATATTACCCAGCGCCAGATTGATGCGGTCAGCGTCCGCCGCCTTCTGCTCGTCTGTGCGTGCCCGCAGCCCGTCTGCCACGCGAATCAGCACGTCGAGATAGTTTTTACGGGCGCTCAACAGCGTCGGCGTTACCTCGCTCAGTTCCACCAGATCCAGAATCACCAGATCGGCGAACATGGAAACCAGATTATACGTCGGATGATTGGTAGTCATGCCGTATGCAGTTGGCATCGGCATTGAGCCATTGCGATACGCATCCATGAATTTAGCACCATCATTAACAACATCAGCAATTGTAGGGGTAATTTTGCCAGTTGCTACCGCTCCCTTGATTGCCGTCACCCACGATTGCGCCAGCGCCTCAACGGCATGATCCAGATTCGCCTGCCGCTCGGCAGCTATGCGCGCGTTAGTTGCATCCATCGCGGCCTTAATCTCCGCTTTGTTGCTGTAGACACTGATTGCGCCAAACTCTGACGTACCCAGCTCATAAGCGGACGCGCGGAACGGATAGCTGTTAAAGATGGCGTTGGCCACCTCCACCTCAGAATCACCGTTACGCGTTGAACCATCCGGGGATTTCGCCGGAAGTTTTGCGATCTCGGCCACGATACGCTCCTGAATATCTTCAGGGGAAAGTGCGTCACCGTAGGAAGAGATTACGTCACGGTAATTACTGCCAAACAGCTCGGTTAAAAACGACTCGGCACTGCTGATTTTGTACCCCTGACCAGCGGCAAGGTAGCCCAGCGCCCACTTCGCGATCGCCGACTTCAGCGCGCCATCAGTACGGTCCGGATAAACAGCGTTCTGCACGGTATCGGAGCTGCTGACAAACTCCATCGAGTAGCCATGCTCGGTGTTCTGCATCGCATAGGAGTCGGTGATTTTCAGCATACCGCGCTGCTGGAAACGGTAGAAGTCGTCGCGGCTGATGAGATCGTTAATCCCCGCGATGGACACGCCGCCGCTGATTTTACCCATAACCGCCGCTTCATCCGGGGTTACGTCAACCTGCTGTTGAAGCAACCGCACCGGCCAGGAGCTTGAACGGGTGCCTTTGCTGGAGAAAATCACCTCGACGTCAGCACGCTGGCTGTCAAAGTCCAACGCCTTGATGCGAACGATATCGCCGTTGTTCTCGTAATACTGCCCCACGCGCCAGGACTGGTCGTTAATCACCAGAAAATCTTTGGCGTGGTTAATGAGATCAGGATCGACACTCAGCAGGCCTTTGCTCATCGCATCTTCCACCAGCGGACGCAGACGTTTGATATCCGTCGCCGCCTTTTTGGTGCGCGTCAGCAGTTTCTCGCGCTGGCTGATCGCGCTGGTAAGGTCGGCTTTACGGCGAATCGCCGCTTTAAGCGAGTTGCGATACTGAGAGAGTTGGAGACGGTCGCTGCTGTAAACACTGCCCCAGCGCGCTTTCCACTCTTCGTTTTCTGCCGCTTTGGCCAGCACCAACTGACGATACCGGGCCACCTCTGCTACCACCTCTTCCAGCTCGTTTTTGCTGGTTTCCAGCTGCGCGGCCAGCGCCTCCACATCCTCGCCGGCGGCGTGCTGCGCCTTGACATAGTTTTGCAGGTCAACACCGGCCTGCTCTTTCTGGCGCGCCAGTTGCGCTGCCTTAGCCTTATCCATCTGTACCTGCATCATCGCCAAACGTTCGCCGTCATCTTTGGCGGTGTACATCTGCATTTCTATCATGTCGTTGGCGTCGGCATTCTCCATTTCTGATTTATCGGAACGGAGAATATCGGAGATCCAGCCAGCCTTGCGCTTCAGCGTCTTCAGGCGGTACTCGTCGAAAGAACCTTTACCGCAGTAGTAGTGAACACGCACGCTGGCGCGGTTGGAGCCGACGCGGGCGCCGCGACCGTTACGCTGCGCGATACTCGCCGGAGTCCACGGCAACGTAAGATGATGGATGTCGGTTGTGCCGCGATGCAGGTTAATACCTACCTCGGCTTTTTTGTTGCAGATGATGATCGGGGTACGGCCTTCCTGGAAATCGGCGGCGATTTTCTCCAGCCCGCTTAACGACATCTCGTTTTGCTGCGCAATATAGGCATCATACAGGGCCATCTGTTCATTGTATTTTGCCAGTTGCGCTTCGGTAGGTTCATCCGGAAGGTCTTTCGGTGGCTTAACAGCCTTCAGTTTCTTGCCAGATTTACCAGCGTCGGCAACGGTCTGGGCGTTGAGAATACCAACTTGTGACGGGTCGATATTGAGTGCGTTGCAGATAATGCGCTTCAGCTTCTGGTGCTGCGTTTTCTCGTCGGTAAAGATGATCTGCTTACCTTGCGGGAAGAACTCCTTCAGTGTGGCGATTAGCTTCGCGTACTTCGGCGTAACCGGATGCGTGACGGTACGCTCGTCAATACCGAACTTTGCCAGGCATTTATTCACTTCGGGTTCGAACGCCTCCGGCACCTGGAGTTGGATAAATTCGCCTTTGTCGATCAGCGAATATTGCACCTGCTGTGTCACTGCCTCATCGCTGTCGTCATCCTCGCTGGTGGCCTGTTTCGGCAGGCTGTCCGCCAGTTGTTGTACCGCATCGGCGTGTTCCGGCAGGAAACGATACGTAATTCTGTGGTGATACAGATCCATATCCGTACAAACACGGTCCATGTCACGGATGATGGAGAAGATCGGGCGTGCTTTCTCCTCGGTAGTGGTCCCGTCCTCCTGCTCAATGGTGGCCATTCCATTGTTGGCTTTCGCTGCCGCCTCGGCTTGTTTGCGCAGTTCCTCATAAGCCGCCAGTTGCTCATCGGTAAGTGGCGCATCCTGCTGGCGTTCATCCAGTTCAGGGATCTCTACTGTGTCCTTCACGTCTTCCGCTGTCTTCAGCGTCGTCCAACGGTGGAAAATGCCGCGCAGCGCATCGAGGTTTTCAAAGCCCACCAGCGCCATTTTTTCTTCGACTTCGCCGCTGATTTTCTGGACCGTCTCCAGGCGCGTTTTGCCGAAGAATTTCACAAAGTCATCTGGCCCGAAGATGCCCATTTTCTGCCAAAACTCTTTTGGCAGGACGTGAGACAACATGTTGTAGGCGTCAATCGGAGTGTTAACTATCGGTGTAGCCGTCAACATCACCGGCCCGCGCCCGCCATTCTTCTTCATCAGATAGGCATTTTTGATCGCCATGTCGCGAGCCGACTGCGCTACAGCACTGGTCGGAAGATAAGCCAGTTGGGAGGCCTCACGACCATTTTTGTAGCTGTTGCGGTAGTTATGACCCTCGTCGGCGATCACGCTGTCAAAGCCCATATCTTCGAAATACGGGTATTTCTCGGCCTTCTCGGTGCCGGTATCTGAATACTCGGAAAGCACGCGTCGGCGCGCCGCTTCTTTACGGTGGGAGTCGGACTCCATCGCGCTGGCCACGCGACCGGCGGCCACGAAATCTATGAGCATATCCTGGGCGTGTTCGTCCACTGTTTCATTGCGTAGCGGGATGCGGGCGTACTGTTCTTTGGTAAACACCACTGCACGATAGTTGGAGTGAGGGATCGCGTTCATGCGGGCCGTTATGGTCGCTTCATCTGCCAGCTTGAGTCCGTCGCGCATCACTGGCGTGCCGTCGGCATTCATTACCGGCTTACCGTTCTCATCGAGTACAGGGACCTGGCGAATCTGATCACCATCCATTAGCACGTCAAGACCGACAAAAAGGTAATTGCTGAAGGCCTGCTCGCTCAGGAAGTCCTTCGCCTCGTAATACCAGTTTTCCAGCACGGATTTTGGCACAACGTACGCGGTGCGCGTAGAGCGTCCGTTCTCAAAGTTGAATGCCTCCAGCGCCAGGCCAGTTGTGGTTTTACCTAAGCCGGTCCCAAATCCCAGGATACCACGCCCATCTTCTGATAAACGACGGACCTCGCTGTTCTGGTAATCAAACGGCAGACGCTTGCCGCTGATCCCGGTTAGCCCTAAAGAATCTCCGGAATGCTCATACGGAATATTGCTGTTGAAGATGTCGTTGTATTTGGCGACCAGATCATCATAGCGGTCATGGGTTTTTATCCACTTGTTGAATTGTTCTTCCAGCAGCGCCATCTGCTCGCGATAACCATTCGCAGTCGCGCTATCTTTCCCGCCTATGCGCGCACCGTTAAGGTATTTCTCCAACTGCGCCGGGAATCCCGTTGCGTTATCGCCAGATTTTTTGTCCCACTCATAGCGGATCTCGCCGGTTTCTTTGTCCTTGCGCTGCACCATAACGATGACCAACAAAGAGTCCGTCTCCGCCGTGATACGTTTCGGACACCATTTCGTCGCCTTCCATCTGAACAGACTGAACATAGCGCAGATCCGGATAACCATTCTCCTGCAAAAACTCCAGTATGACCGAGCGGTCAAACCAGCGACTGTTGAGTTTAAAACGAATATTTTCCGCCGGGGTTTTAAGGCGCTTCTCCTCAATAGCCGCCAGTTGGTTGAGAACGTTATTTCTTACCGCACCATCCGGCAGTTGGGCGAGAAAGGCCTGCTTAGGTGCAATGATCTCGTTTATGTCGCCACTGGTGGCGCGGGCGAACGGCACAATGCCGCCATATGGTGAAACGGCGATGCCCGGCGTGTTAGCCAGCAGATCAAGCAATTCATCATCACTGGCGGGAATATCTCCTGTGAATGCCTGGCGGAAATCCTCAAGTTGAACGGGATCGCGCGTGAGATCACTGTAGAGGTGACGTAATGTGTCCTGATAGCTGGTGGAGTCATAGCTCGCGCTGGCATCATGTGTCACCAGTTTTCCGGTCAGTTCATCGGAAATAGAGCCATCAAGTTTAATTGCACCACGGAACGCGAACCATGCACGGGCGCCAGCGCCGGAAAGTTTTGCAATCGGACCGCGCCCCGGGTTCCCAAAGCGGTCAATCTCTGCCTGAACTTTGGCCGCCAGCGACAATCGGCGCTGTTCAATATCATCTTCGTTATGCCCGGCAGCCTTCATGTCCTGATATTCAATAAGCATACGACCGAGCATGGCCCCGCGATAGAGGCGGGTGCGGTATTTCTCTGGCTGGCTGTTAATCCAGTCCACCATCTGAACCTGGTCATCGCTTAGCGAGCTGGCGTACTGCTGCCGTACATTTGCCATCTGGTCAAAGGTCATCCCCAGGCGGCCTTCGGCAGTAGAAAGGTTACGCTGAAGTGCTTCCCAGCTATCCGCGCCAAAGCGTTCGTTGTCGATTACCAACTCTTTACCCGCATCGGCCTCAATCCAGTGACCGCCCGCGAATTTATGCCACACGCCATTAATCAGACGCATTTCACCTTCATCAATCACATCAGCGGTTGGTGACGGTTCATCAATATCCAACATTGACCAGTCGATACGGCTCTCGAAACGGTGAATTAGCTTCGCCTTGAGCGCCAGGTTATCGATCTGCCCATCAGCGCGTACCTCAATGCGCCCCTGGAAGCCTTTTTCCTGCGTACCGTGTACGAACCGGCGACCGTCGCGCTCAAACCATTTGCCAGTGATAAACGTTGGCCAAAGGACATTCGCGGCTTCCAGCGTGCTTTCTTCCGCCTGTGCAACTCTATCGGCCATCTCTTTCGGGTGTTTGCGCATCAGAACGACATCAACGACGGTGCTGGTGCCGTTGGCATCAAAGGTGCCGGTCGGGAGTCGGTGCGCACCTAAAAACTCAGCTTTTCGGGAAAGGCGCAGGCGGAGCCGCTTCATGTTGGTGCCGGAAACGATAGATGGCGGTACAATTACGCACATAAAGCCACCGGGTTTAATCTTGTCCAGCATGCGCAACATGAAGTACGACCCCATGTCGGTTTCTTCAGCGTACGGTTTATCGATGTTTCGCGTATTGTCGCGCCCGCCGAATGGTACATTGCCAACGACGTGATCGAAGGTGTCATTCGGGGTACTGACTGCCAACTGCTCAAAGGGAGAAATCTGGACGCTATCTTCCGGGTGCAAAAGCTTATTTATCCTGCCGGAAACGGTGCTAATCTCCGTTGCTGTCATTACCGTACCGACCGGTTTCGTTTCATTGAATACGCCAGTGCCAGCAGACGGTTCCAGTGTATTTCCCACGTCGGCACCGTAGAGTTTCATTATTTCCCATACACCCTCTGCCACCGGCTGCGGCGTATAGTATTCGGAAACAGAACCGCCAATTCCCCCCTCCCCGGTATAACCAGCGAGTGTCTGCCGCTGTTCGTCCGTTAATTCTGCCCCATCTGTCAGGCTGTTAAGCAAATCAACCGCTTTTGCGTTCGCCTCTTTGCGAAGCCTGTCGAAACTCTTTCCCTCAACCTTATTTACCCCGAAAGATACGGGTTGCCGACGCGTTGAAATTGCTCTAATAAATCTAACAATCTCGCTAATACTTTTACAGGAGAAAACTCCACCAGATATGTCTGCCATTAGTGATCCTTCACAAGTGACCAGTGTTACATTTGCGCAAAATACATACGCAATTATTCTAATGAAGGTACTATCTTGGCTGACAACAAAATTACTCTGTCATCTGTCAGGAAGGCGTTGACAGACGTCTTTAAGGACGCGAAGGGCGACAGCAACAATGTCCTGTTGGCGGCACTGGCTGTTCAGGGTGGTAGCGGGTATCTTTTTTCCCGCGCCTCAGCACCTGCCGCATTAGCGGGCTTTCTTAGCAATAACACAGGCAAGGACAAGGACGAATCGCCAGGCATGGTGGATGGTAGCCGGTTTATTTTTGACGAAGTGAAATTGCCGGAAGATCGGTTACAGCGATATCCGTTACTGGAAGAGATGTCTGTTTACAGCACAATCGCAACCGCTCTTAACATTCACATCACGCACGCACTTTCCTATGACAAAAAGACTGGACAGACATTCTCTATTTCCCCGGTGAACAACGGCAATGAAGCGGATTACAAAGCCGCACAGGCACTATGCGATGAGTTGATGAACGATATCGGCAAAACCATCAACAAAGAGGTGGCCGGCTGGGCTTTTATAATGTCCGTATTCGGCGTCGCCTACATCCGTCCGCACGCCGAAGAACGCATAGGCATTAAATCATTTGAGTGCTCCTATTACTCACTGCCCTACTTCGTGAAAGAGTTTGAGATCGCCGGCAACCTTGCTGGCTTCAGCGGCGACTACCTGAAGGATTCTACAGGTAAACTTGTGTTCGCTGATCCGTGGTCCCTCATCCCTATGAAAATCCCGTACTGGCGCCCAAAAGGGAACCAGATACCGGTATATCATGGCACCCGGCCTTACAGCCTGCTCGATGACCCGGAAACCCGGATGCCGGTAGAAACTCAAAACTATGGCACCAGCCTGCTCGAATATGCGTATGAGCCGTATATTAACCTGCTCTCGGCGATCCGCTCACTGAAAGCCAGCCGTTTCAATGCATCAAAAATCGATCGTATTATCGGCCTGGCAATGAACAGCCTGGACCCGGTAAAAGCTGCTGACTATTCCCGCACTATTTCTCAGACCCTGAAACGCGCCGCCGACCTTATGGAGAAACGCGCAAAAGGGGCAAACAATATGCCGACCGTCACCAATACCCTGCTGCCTATCATGGGCGACGGCAAAGGACAAATGACGATCGACACGCAAACCATTCAGGCAGATATCAACGGCATCGAGGACATACTGACGTATATGCGCCAACTGGCCGCCGCGCTGGGGCTGGATTATACGCTGTTAGGTTGGGCTGATCAGATGTCAGGCGGTCTGGGTGAAGGCGGCTTCCTGCGCACGGCTATACAGGCAGCAATGCGGGCAGCCTGGATTCAGCAGGGAGTGGAGGAATTTATCCAGCGCGCCATTGATATTCACCTGGCGTACAAATATGGAAAGGTATATCCGGAAGGCGAACGCCCTTACAAAATAGAATTCCACTCCGTAAATACTGCATTGCAGCAAGAACATAATGATAACCGCGACTCGCAGGCTAACTATGCCACTTTGATTACGCAGATCCTGGACGCCATCAGTAACAATACGACGCTGGCAAATTCAGAAGCGTTCAAGCGTTATCTTTTCTCCAATATTCTGGAGATAGACGAAAACATATCTAACTCGCTGGTGGCCGAGCTTAAAGCCAAAGGCGATGAAGACAGCTCCATGATGGATTCCATACTCAAATCAACGCCGGAGGAACTGGCGCACATCCTTGAATCAGTCTTTAAAGAGGGACAAAACAATGACTGACGTTCTGAAGACGGTCACTGACCGTTTCTGTCTGTATAAAAACGCACGTACCGGTCGTCAAAACGGGCGTAAGTATGTGTTAGGTGCAGTGAAAGCCATGCTGGAAAGCAAAGAGACACAGGAAGGGCTGCGTCTCGGTGAGCTGTACGGCTATTACGGCCACGGGCGCCGGGAAATGACCGGCAAACTGGAGTTACCAGAAACCAGCGTTATTATGGTTGAAGGCCGCCCAGTGGTCATCGATAACGTGCCAGCCTGCCGTACCGTTGATATCTCAGTGGATGATAAAGGTGTTGTTACCCATACACAGGAAATTCTGAACACCGAACCAGGGAAAATCGTCGCTGCAATGATCGAAAGCCGCGCCGGTGGCTGGAGCTGGGCTACCGGCGGTCGCCAGGCCGGTAATATTGCAGTGACCACCAGCTTCCACGGCGTGGATTACGTAACCAATCCGAATTACGTCAGCCTGGATCACCCGGCCAGCGCCGGTATGTTCGAAAGTGCTGATGCGCAATCACTGTTAGCAGAATCACTGGCACAACATGGTTACTCTGAGGAGTCTGTACAGGCTGTAATTACGCACTACGGAAAGCTGGCGGAACTGGAGTTGATGCTGGAGGCTACCGAACGTAATGCTGAATTAGAAACTGCCCTGCTGGAAAGCCAGGGTCGCAATCTTGAAGCGAAGATGCTGCTGGCCGACGCTGAAGCGCGAATTTCCTTACTGGAAAGCGCCGCAGGTGTGCGTGAAGATGTGCTGGCGGCCATTCAAAACGAACTGGATAATCTGCCCATTTTTGTCACTGGTAGTCAGAAAGAAGCCTTTAAATTAAAAGATCCTGACGATGCAAAAGTTGTTGCCTCTCTCTTTGAGTCCTTGCTCAAAGTTGGCGCTCGCAATCTACCTCTTACCCCTCCGGTGGAAGAACCGGCGCGCAAGTCGCCAAGAAGTGAGACGCCAACAAGCATGATCACATTCGACAAGCCTGTAAACCCCTTCAAATAAATTATTAGAACAATAACGTGTTGCGATCTGCCGTGCGTTATTGTTTAATCCGATCCGCCAGTTCAAAACATCAGGCAAAAAAAAACCCCGGTGCAAGCCGGGGTGTTCATCACTAAAAGGAAAATGCTAACGGAGGTATCATGACATATTCCGCTATAAAAAACAAAAGCTTTTCATTCAACAACGATGGGTCGTTAAATCAATTTGGGCTAAAAAGCATCATCCAGGAGATATCTCCAAAGCTTCTCCGTCCAGCGGTGAAATACACACTGATGATCGCCAGCGAACACGCCACGGCCAGCGACAAACTTTGCATCTTTAAATCTCTTCAGAATATCGCTGATGAGTGCGGTATCAGCAGGGATACAGCCCGCCGGCACCTTCAAAAACTTACCGAAATGGGGATACTCCGCAAGGAGTTTGTGATTGATAAAGAAACACGCAAACAAAAGCCATGTTTGTATACGTATTCGCCTCTTTTCATCCGGATAGCAAAGGGCTTCCGTCGTTATGCCGATAAGTTAAAGAGCAGACGCCAACTGGATTTTAAGTCCGCCCGTACCCGCTTTAATACACTACTTGAACGCCTGGTTTTTCGTGCGAAGTCAGGATTTACCTCTTTGAAGAATAAGCTATTTTCAAAAGGATACCCGCCTAAAAGCGCCATTAAACAGGGGTGGCAGAATACAACCCAGGAGGGTGGCAAAACTGACCACAATAAAGTAGTTATCAATAAAATAAATAAATATTCTGCGGGCGACACAATTGAGGGAAATGCAGCAGGCACAGCAGAAAAATCTGCCATGACCCACAGAAATGGGAAGGTCCATTTCATGCAGGATATTCGTGATTTATTTACAGCCATGTCACAAAGAAAATCATCACGCAAAGAAAATAATATAAAAAAATCCACGTTAGAACAAAACAAGAAAGAAAAGTATAAAAAAAGAACAGACAACACTGCCAGCAACACAATGCAGGAAGCGTTTAATCACGCTCGCTACGAGGAAGCTAACCGTCAGGCAGATCAGGACTGGGAGGAGCGTGCGCGCATAGCCCGCCAGTCATCACCACAAAAAATCTCAGAACATCTCGCAAATCTCCGGGCTCTACTGAATAATGCCCAGGCAAAGAAGGCAGGTAAATGATGGAAAATAAATCACGTACGCTCAAAAAAATTCTGGTCCCTGGTGAAAACGGCCTTGTACGGCCAAAGAAAAAATCACATAAAAAGCCAGTGCCAAAGGTTAAAAAGCTGGATCTGAAGGACATCCGTAAGCACCAGCGTAGACTGGTAAAATACTGGCCTGATTTGTACCGCAACGGGCGAATACTACCGGTCGCCATTGGCATTCGTGAAGCAATGCTGAATGATCTTCGCGCACGCGGTATTGAGGTAAACCCTAAGCGCATTGCAAGCGCCCTATCTTCAGCATTAAACACTGAAAATTACCAACGCCGAGTGCTTTTTATGAAGCATCGCTACGGACTTGACGGTAAGCCGGTTGCGCTTATCACAGACCAGGAACGTGAATATGCTTATCAGAAGCTGGTGGGGAAAATGGCCGAACGGAAACGCACTGCGCCGCGTCACGGATTCTGGAAAGAGAAAAAGACCTTCCGTAAAAAAACGAAAGGTCCGGTGAATACTGTTAAGCCGACTCCCTCCTGCTGAAGAATTTACGCATTGCACGGCGGGGGCAATCAGACGTGGTTTCCCCCTGCTGTAACAGGCGGGCGCCCATGCTCATGAATGTCAGGCACAACCGTATCCCCGCGTATATTAATGGGTCCAGTGGCCATGTTTCATTCCACACCGACACCGCCATAAAAATGGAATCAAAAACGATTGCCGCCAGTGATAACTTCATCGTCGAAAGACGGAAGAGTTGCCGACGCTTATTCATTTAACAAGACCCGTCAGGCAAAGCTGGCGTTCTTTCTCCCGGCGGATCTCAAGACCACGTAAACGAACACCACCAGCATTAACAAAGTCCGGAAGGTGATTACACATATTCACCCAGTTCCCAGCCTGCGCCCATTTATGGATAGAGGTCTCTACGCGACGTTGCTGCGCCTTGCTGTAATACGTCTGTAGACTCCCACATCCCATGTTAAATGCTGCACTGGTCATTGCGCTAAACGTGTTATCCGGCATGTCCTTCCCGCGAAAATTCTGATTAATACAACGTTCAGCTATCAGAATATTTTTCTCCCAATCCGCCGCAATTTGCTGATCAGTTTTTCGTACTCCGGGCTTAACGTTATGGGTGTTCCCTATCCCGTCGGTCCACTTATCTGCGGGACATTTGTACGGATCACGGCGGCACTGTTCGGCATTCCCTATTAACTCAAGACCAGCCTCATTAGTTCGCACAGTACCATGACTCAGGACGATGCTAATCATCATTCCAACTGCGCAAATAGCACCGCCCCCGACCGCTGTTTTTTTCTTCATCCTTAGCCTCACAAGTGATCTGTTTTACGATTACCTCTCGACCACTCATGCACGTACACGCGCCCACGGGCGCGTTCTCCCTGTCTGAAGCAAAATCGTACTCCAAATCACTTGTTAGGCAGCGCTTGAGGGGGTAATTTATTGCTCTAATATTTATTGTTTTCAAGGAAATGAAAGTGGCTCAACGCGGCATAAATAAAGTAATCCTGGTTGGTGCTTTAGGGCGTGATCCTGAAGTTCGCTATCTACCTGATAATAAGGCTGTCGCCAGTCTTCAGTTAGCAACTAACGAGAGCTGGCGCGACAAACAAACCGGGGAAATGAAAGATAAAACTGAATGGCACCGCGTTGTGCTATTCGGCAAGCTGGCGGAAGTGGCTGGTGAGTATCTGCGTAAAGGTTCTCAGGTGTATATCGAAGGTCAGTTGCGCACCCGTAAATGGACCGATCAGTCAGGCCAGGACAGATATACCACGGAGATTGTCGTAGGGCAGAAAGGCACGATGCAAATGCTTGGCGGGCGCCGGGATAGTTCGTCTTCAGAAAGCCCACAACAAAACGGTTGGGGGCAACCTCAACAGCCACAAGGGACTCAGCAGTTCAGCGGCGGCGGCCCAGGTCAGCACAGTGAACCGCCAATGGACTTCGACGACGATATACCGTTCGCCCCGATTGGCCTGCCCTACCCTCGCCACACCGTCTACTGTCTTTAAAAAAGGCCCGCAATCTGCGGGCGTTCTCGTCAATTTACAATCAGATCTTCATCCATGCCGCTGTCATACGAATCGTCGTCATCATCGCCTTCAACTTCCGGCCAATCCACCAACCAGCCAGCGATCTCCGCGCTTCGTAGAACAAAACATGCGTCAGCGTCCACCATGTTTACAGTTCCAGTGGCTGAATTAGGCCGTAAAACGCGGATTGCCTCGGCTATCTCCGCCAACGACACATCGCCGGTCACGTTGAGGATCGGCCCATCATCAAACTCTACTACCCCCACCCTGCCATCGGGAGACGTGATCTTAATGGTTTCCATCGTGTAACTCCTTTGCGCACCCCAGCACCAGCTCAAGCAGACCATCATTATTGATGATGGACCTTGCGGCCATTTCCTTATCACTGTAAAGCTGTAACGCCATAGAAAACACCTCCGTGCTTTTACACTTCATCAGGCTTGGCTTCTCCGAGGACATGCGGCCAGACGGGTTAACTTTATTGCTCATGTAAATTTTTGAAGCGTATTTACGGCTAAGTGATGTCCGGATATAGTATTCTGGTTTCCGGCGGTTCCCCAGATTACCGTAGGATACGGAGGAAGAAAGGCTTTTCGACTTCAGAAACGAACGTGCCTTCTCCAGCAACGACGGATTGGAATATTCCAGATGATGCCCGACTTCATGCCAAAGCACATGCAAATCGTCACTGGAACCATCCAACACAATATCTCCTCTTGCGTTAGCATACGCGCGCACACCATCTTCGTGAACGATGCGTTTCAGTGTGCCGAGCTTGCCACCAGTTAGCCGATAAATGCTCTTCAACTCGCGCTTAATATCAATGGGCGCCCGCCACTCATGCGCCCCACTAAACTTTTCCATCAGCGGCTCATCAAGTTGCACTCCTGATACCCATGCTTCAGCCTGTTCGTCATTGACCGGCGACTGCGAGAGCACCGATTCAAATGCAGCCTGTACATTGCCATGAATCTTATCTACCAGGCTCGGCGAAAGGCCATTCCTGAAAGAGTTCACAATGTCCATTAGGCGCAGCGCGCGGTTATCGTTTTCGCCATATTTATTCTCGGCTGTACGCTGAAGAGCGCGCAATGAGGCATAGAGCGAGATGTTATTTTGATGAATGGCATCATGGAGATATCTCCCCAGCTTTTCTTCGTCATCAATAACTTTGCTGATCTCATCTATATAAAAACCCAGCAGATTGCGGGTGTCGTTGTCCACAACATCCAGATCTAACACATACTCAAAATCTGCCAACCAACCCTGCGCTTTATCTTTGATAGTGATCGGCTTATCCAACCCTGCCGCAGATGCAAAAGCCTTACCCGTGTCCATAACACCAGTAATATCGCGTGCTTTTTCAGCAATGGCTTTACTGACCGCCCGGAAGGCCTTCATGACCTTCAGTGGGCTTTCGGCGCGGGAGAGAGCTTTATCGAATTTTGGCAAGAATCCTGGCTGGATATCGCTACGCTCATGCGCCCACGCGCGGGAAGCCTCTTTCAGCTCACTCAATGTTAAATCCCGGAAGGAGGTGTGATCACCAAACAACCTGTTGAGGCGATCAATAACCATGCTCAATGGGGCCGTAGTGCTGGTAGCGTCCATGAACTCTTTTACGCGGTAAGTCCTCGCCTTATCCCAATCCATCGCTGGCGGTAATTCGTGGTTCTGTATCGCTGCTTTGATCTCCTGAAACGCAGTGGTGCTGTGTACGGCCATGCGGTGCAGTGAAGCAATTGCGTTCTTGCTTATGCCCAGCGACTTACTCCAGTTAAACACCTGACTGGCATTGAGATTGAGATACAGCGCCAGCGAAATGATGTCATTGTTGTCATCAGGTTCGGTTTTAGATACGAGCTTAACCACGTTGATAAGATCGTTAACTTTATCCGCACTACGAAGTAGCATACCGATGTACGGCCCGATGTTTGGGTATTGGCCTTCGGCACCAACCGCCTCAAACAAACCGCCGGTTATCCCTTGCATGCCTTCGCTTTCCAGATGGTCAGAAACCTGGCGTAGAATATCCTGAAGCGATACCTCAGCGCCTCCGAACATATCCCCCAGCGCCTGACCCCGATGTTGTAGCTCTTCATTGATACGCTGCGCCATCAGCTTAAATGCGGTGGCCATACGCTTGGCGCTGCGGTTGTTAGCGACAATAAACAGCGCCAGTGCTTTTACTTCGGGCTCCGTCTCATGAAACATATCGCCCTGCGCGATCACGTCACTAATATGTTGTCCGGATTCTTTCGCCTGCCGCACCAGATCCACCGCATCTTTGAGCGCTGAAAGTGCCTTCTTATCCAGGGAATCAACTGTCTCGATGCCCTCAACAAGGGTGTTTACTGCCTGCTTATGAGCTTCTCCGGATATAGCCTGCATTTGTACAAAATCGCTAGCGGCGGCATTCAGCGCTGTCAGCACGTTACGCATGTCCGGGTCCGGTTCTTCTGCCACCATGCGTACCAGGCGAGCATCTTTGTAGGCTTTAGCGAAAATAGCGTTCTGGACGCGATCAACCAACTGCCTGGTTGGTCTGCCGTCCTCAGTCACCAGTCCTGCCGCCTGCGTCGCGCCAACTTGCGTCATAAAGCCACGGATAAAGGCATCATTACTGCGACTCAGGAGATCACCGCTCTCGGACGGGTTAAACAGCGCCATCATGCCCGGTGTAATGCTGTCTGCATCTACGAAAGCCTTTTCGCTGGCTGCCATTTCCTGGAGATCGGAGATATTGGAATCTTTCGCAAATTGCACGCGGTCTACTTTAGTCAGACGCCGGCGAACCAGTACCGGCGCCGCCATCAAGGAGACCTTTTCTGCGCTCAGGCCGTAATCTGCCGCATGCTCGATAAGGTAGTCACGGTATTTGTCGGCGCTACCGTCCTGATAGGCTTTGATGATACCCATCGTGCGACCGTTCCCGGATTCAACGGCATTATCTTCACCGATAACTGGTGCCCCGTGGCTCGACAGTCCGGAATCAGTCAGTTGCGCCGGGCGTAGGTCTTTGGATATCTGGTTAACCTGAAGGAGGCTCGAAGCGCGCGTACGATCGCGCGGCTGCAACTCCTGGGGATACTCTGGATTGATTTTCCCATCCAGTGTATTGGAAACAAGGAGCGCAGCGGCGTCAACAATGTCAAACGCCGTTTTCACCTCATCCCCTTTCGCCGTCACCACATATGAAACCCGCCCGTAACCGGGCAAGTTCTTCAGCAGCTCGATAAGCGTGGTCATGCTGGTGGCCATTGCCACCTGTTCGCGTAAACTCATCCCTGTGTCGCCTTATGCTGCCTCTTTTACGTTGGCATCAATCCATGACGCCGTGTGTTCCTTTACCTGGTCCAGGTCAATATAAACATCAACGTACTGGCTAAGATCCTGGAGCGTGCTGATAAAGGCATCCGGGCTTTGCTTCAGGAATTTATCCGCCAGAAAATCGGCAACCAGTTGCGGCACGTTGTCGGACGGCTTCGGGTCTTCCGGTTTAGTGTCAGTCCCTGCGCCGTATCCCATCTGTTGCATTACCTGATCAATTTCGTCGCTGATATCCAGGAGAACCAGCCCGGTAGCGCCGGATGCCTTTGACATTAACTCATCAAGCTTATCGCTCAGGTCCATCAATTCCAGTGCGGAGAGTTTCATGCGTTTACCCCCTGTTTCTGGATTGCTACCAGCAGATCGGCCAGATGACGCGCGGCAGCGTTCACCAGCTCTTCGTTTTCATCAAAGCGGCCTGCGGCCTGAAGTGCGGCGATCGCCTCACGTACGCTACTACGTGCGTTACGAATTTCCAGCATATCGCTACTCTGCATACTGTTAATACTGTTCAGATAGTCGATTGCCTGGTTGGCAGCTTTATCCGCTTCGCTAATTTCCGGTTCTGGTGTAGTTTCCGGCGCCGGTTCAGGCTGCGGTTCTGGTGCTGGCTTACTTTCAGCGACTTCCTGCTGAAGTGCAGCGATCATGCTTTGCACCAGTTTTTCAGTGCCGTCACCCAGCGGATAAGCGATATTAGGGAAGGTCTTCTGGAAATTCATCTTCAGCGTTGACTGGAAGTCTTTCGGCGCGCTGGTAGCCATCTCAAGATATTGCCGGGCATATTTGCCAAACGGGCCACTGGCAAGCGTCTTAGCGAGGAAGTCAAAAGACTCGTCCCTCGGCAGCAGCTTCAGATCGAAGTTGCGCATCTGCTCGTCTGACAGCGGCTCATTGTAGGTGATGATGCCGTGACGGGCGTAATCGTAGTACGGGTCATCGGAGTCAGGGCGCGGCAGAATACCGGCATTATCAGCCGGCACAGCCCCCACTCCAGCCGGGCGCATTTGAAGCGCATAGCGATATTTACCGGCGGTAAGTTCTGCTTCAGGAGCGGGAACAGGTTCCGGTATCGGCTCAGGGACCGGTTCGGGCGCGGGGTCTGGTGCCGCCGCAACCAGATATTGTTCAGCCTTACCAGCTTTATAGGCCTTGAACAGTTTTCCTATGGCCGCTTCAAGGTGTACACCCTGTATTGACTCTGCCTGGATCTGGTAACGGCTACCGTCCGGGGCAGTTAGCTGGATATAGCCCTCCCCATCAACAATACCCTGTCGCATTTCTGCGCCATTACTTAGCGTCACATGACCATCAATGTGCATACGATTTTTAATATTGGCGAGGCGGTCAGTCAGCGCGCGCGCCTGTCCACCAGAAACCGCAACAGTGGCCGCATCACTACGCCCGCCGGTTCGGTTAAGTTCATCAATTTCTGCCTGAAGGCGCTCATTCTCCTCATCGAGCTGGTCTGCCTGCGCGGCTATAACGCTTACCTGCTGTTCCAGATCTGCACTCTGACTTTGAACAGTGGCGGCCTGGTCTGCCAGGTCGCTAAGTGCATCTTCTTTCTGATCACTATCTGCCTGAAGCTGATTAATCTCGTCAGTGAGGGCTTTTTTCTTCTTCTGCGCGCGCTGGAATTTAGCAGTATTTTTTTCTGCCAGGTTCGCCAGCTTCATAGTCACCTGCGCCAGCGTCATATCTCGTCCGCTCATCGGCGCTACAGTATGGGTGACGTCTTTTTTATTCAGCAGGAACTGAAAAGCAATCAGCGTATCGCTGTTCGTGATTCTCTTTTCAGCGGTAGGACTGTGAAACAGAATGCTGATCGTCTGCCCATCGCTAAGGGGAATCAGCGCCGGTAGAACCGGTAGACCATTTACATTCCGCGCCCGGCCAACCTCGGCACCGCCAATCTCCCGCGTGCCACTTTGTGCAACATCACCAGTTTTATCACTACCAGCAGTAATGCCTGTGCCTTTTAATTTTTGGTTCAGCGTACGGATAAAGGCACGCATTGTCCGGCTCAATTGCAGCCGGGTAGAAGTAATCGCTTCCAGCAACTCACCCGCCTGCCAGTGAACCGGTGCATCATAGAAGAATGTTGCCTCCAACTCATCCAGCGAGTTCGCTTCCGTCATCAAATAGCGATTTTCCCCCGCCATAAGATCCCGGTATTCTTCATCTGTGATAGGCGCGGGAAGAACATCTAATCCCGGTTTAATAGTCACTGCCTTGTGAAGATTAAAATCCATATTATTTCCCCGACTTCAGATTTTTCAATCGTGTTTTCAGCTCAATATTTTTTGCTCTGGCGTTATTTAACCGTGCTGTTTCTTTGTCCATCCGGCCACGCAGATCGGTAATATTTTGCTGATTTACCGCAACCTGATTTTGAATAGAGCGATAATTCTGTGTTACTTGTGCATTACGGGCTTTCGCTTCCTGGAGTTGTTGAAAGCTGGATTTTACTGCGGGCTTTTTATCGACAGGATTTGCCACACGCTTGGCTTTTGCAGCCAATGATTTACGAAACTTTTGAGAATTATTAAGCGCTGCGCGCCCCATTACCGCACCCAACGACTTAATGTCAGGTGATTGCGCGTTAGGAATAACACGCCCATTCAGTTTAACGGAGGAAATATCACCAGTATCGTTGACCTGAATTGTCAGCATCTGACCATCCTGCAATACCAGCTTCGCCGTCTTAACTTTAACTCCATCTTTCGTTGTGGCTCGGTTACTGGACTCTACTTCAAGTACCGTTGTTCCCGTTTTGTTAATCGCCGTTATGAGGCTTTTTAAGCCTTTTTCATTAATCTGGTCAAAATCAACCGTAGCGTATTTATTTCCGGTCATCATTCACTTCCTGTGATAGATCCAAACAGTAGCTTCTCCGAACCTGCTTCGATATTGGAAAAATTCGGTACAACGGATTCACAAATGAGTCACCATGTGTAACGTTGGCAGTAAACAGCCATAAACGCTTCCCTCCCCCCATATACTCGGTAGGAATGAATAGCCATTCACAGTTCTCGCCTCTCTTTGCATAAGATAAGTTACGTTGATCGCCTTCTACGACGGTTGTAGGCTTACGCGCATCACTCATCCAGTATCGAATCGTTGCCCCCCGTAAAAACGGGAAACGACTCTTATAGGTGATAGGTACGCGGACAAAACCGCCCAGGAACTCGGCCTCACCTAAGTGGATTTCTGAAATATCGCTACGCTTCAGCAGAAAGCGGTCGGCAATAGCCAGTGCGATAGCGCCGACAATCCAACTGATCATTTACTGCCTCCCTTTTTTATCAGATTCATTATTCCATTCAGAATCATGTCAATATTTATCCGTTTCATCCCTGAGACGACTTCGTGACCGTTATTGCTGGCGATTGTTACTGCCAGATAGGTAACGAAAAGATCCCATCCTTTATGCTGTCCCCACAGATACGCTATTACCCCGGCTGTCACAGCAACAAAGATCTCCGTGACCAAACCCAACAGATTGCCAGTCTGCCGACCGGCACGTACATCCATCAGGAAGGTGCCTACCCCGCATATAACACATAGCAGGAATGCAACAGCGACTTGGGCCACTTCCTGTGTGTGAATCACAAGCTCCCCCCGCGCATTGCCTGCCAATAATGTTATTGAAAGTGCTTTCTTGAAGGGTAAGCAAAATTGTGACCAATAAACTATGGAATCGCAGATGGGTACTTTGAGGACGGGAAATACTTATAAATTGTTTTTGGGGATACGTCGTAAATCAGTGCTAACTGCTGGCGACTATGCCCGTTCAACAGCAAACGTTCTGCCTGGGCGATTTTTTCCGTTGTCATTTTGGGCCGGCGGCCTCCAATTCTGCCTTTAGCACGGGCGACCTCCAGACCAGCGCGCGTTCTTTCCACTATCAACTCACGCTCCATCTCTGCTAACGCCCCCATGACATGGAAGAAAAATCTCCCCATATGAGTCGAGGTATCAATAGAATCCGTCACACTTTGAAAATGCGCTCCTTTACCCCGAATTTCATCAATAAACGATATGAGGTTTTTCATTGATCTTCCCAGACGGTCCAGTTTCCAGACAATAAGAGTATCCCCCTCCTTCAGGTGTTTCAGCGCTCTCTTTAATCCAGGCCGATGCTTCTTTGTTCCGCTCATTTTATCTTCAAAAATTAGCTCACAATTTAAACGCTCTAACGCTTCTCGCTGTAATTCGGTGTTTTGGTCATTTGTTGACACCCTTACGTAGCCAATTTTCAACCGATTTACTCCTTTCATAGAAATGTCAATAGCTGCAAAAGTTGGCTATTTTGTCAGAAGGGAATAAACGCTGCGAGACCAGAAACGTTGGTTTAGGCGAAACGATAAATCTGGCAAAAAATGCCGTCCCGGCGACACGCCGGGTTAACAGTAAACCACTGACCGGTGATATCACCCTGTGGGCGTCAGATGTGGGGGCCATTTCCACCGATGCTGTTGGAGAAATTACCGATAACGGCACGATGGCATCAGCTAATACACCTGGATGGTGGCGGGTGTCTGTGTCCAAACCTGACTCAGTTGCTGATTTTCCCACCTATCCGGATGGCAGCAAGCTGTACAGCTATGGATATCTGTTTGTTGAGAAAATCGGTGAAGTCTGGTTTCAGCACTATTACGCGCATATGGGCGCTAACGCAAAGCGTCAGGACTGGAGAACTGTACCGAATACCAGCCGCCCGTGGATTGTTGACTACAACACAGCAAATAAACCATCAGCCGGTGATGTCGGTGCATTGCCGATTACAGGGGGACGGCTTAACGGTCCGCTGGGTATTGGTACTGACAATGCGCTGGGCGGTAATTCGATTGTGCTCGGTGATAACGACACAGGAATTAAGCAAAACGGAGATGGCGTGCTGGATATTTACGCGAACTCCGCACATGTACTCCGCTTTATCAGTAGCCTCGTGGAGAGCATGGTTTCCCTGAAAGTAAACGGAAACGCTGTAGCCACGGGCGAAGTGCAGGCAGGAAATGGTTCATCGCGCATGACTAATAACGGGGATATTTTCGGTTCGGTCTGGAACGGCTGGCTAAGTATACATCTGAATAATAATCTCGTCGCAGATGTTCAGTTAGGGGCGGGTACTTCAGTTTCCACGT